GGTAAAACACATGTTTATTCATTTGCTTTAAAACCAGAAGAACATCAACCATCCGGAACTTGTAATTTTTCCAGAATTGATAATGCTGTATTAAATGTTAATTTCACTGGAACTGCTGATAAATCTTATGAAATGAGAGTTTATGCTGTTAATTACAATGTATTAAGAATCATGAGTGGTATGGGAGGTCTTGCATACTCTAATTAATTTTATTTATTTTTTTATAAAATTGATATAATTTATTTATATCATTTTTTTGTTAGTTAAATTTTTTCACAATAAAATGTTAATTTATATTATAATATAAATGGGAGGTGGATTAATGCAACTCGTAGCTTATGGAGCACAAGATATATATTTAACAGGTAACCCTCAAATAACTTTTTTTAAAGTTGTCTATAGAAGACATACTAATTTTTCTATGGAATCGATTCAACAAGCATTTAGTGGCTCATTGGCTTTAGGAAAAAAAGTTTCATGTAATGTATCTAGAAATGGTGATTTATTAACTAAAGTTTATTTAGAATTAGTATTAGAAGATTTGATTACTGATGTAGATACAACTGAACCAATGTCATTTCAAAAAATAGAAAACGATGAACCAGTTGGTGAAATTATTACTGTTACTAATAATTCTTTAAAAAGATATAATGCAAATAATTCACAAATAACAATTGATGCAATAAAAACTATAGATGAATCAGATACAACTCTTAATGTTTTTTCAGATAAAAATAAAACAAATGCTTTAAATGGAGTAATTAATGGAACCATTGGTTCTAGAACAAATCCATTAAATTTAGATGATATTGATATCAATCTTAGAAGAGTTGGACATAGAATAATAGAATATGTTGAAGTAGAAATTGGAGGACAGACTATTGATAAACATTATGGAGATTGGATGGATATATGGACACAATTAGTTTCTAACGGTGAAGAATGGCAAAAATTATCAAAATTAATTGATGGGTCATTACCAACTGCAGGTGATTTAAAAAGAAAAGTTTATGTGCCATTACATTTTTGGTTTTGTAGAAATCCTGGATTAGCTTTACCGTTAATCGCTTTACAATATCATGAAGTTAATATTAATATAGAATTTAAAGATTCATTATCTTATACAAATTTAACTACTTTAAAAAATGTAGTTTCAGTTAAAGAAAAAAACGAATTGGAATCAAAATTAGTTGATCATAAATTGAATACTAAAATTATTAATATTCCCACAGAAGGTATTGAATTAAAAGTAAGAGCAACTATGAAGCATGACTTAATAGTATCAACAGGTAAAGTATATTGTGAGTATATATTTTTAGATACTGATGAAAGAAGAAGATTTGCACAGGTTTCTCATGAATATCTAATTGAACAGGTTCAATTTTCAAATACAGTTACCTTAGATGAAGGTAATAATGAATTTGAACTTAGATTTAATCATCCATGTAAAGAATTAATATGGAGTGTTCAAAAAAATGAACAAACTGGATTTAATTATTTTAATGGAACAACATCAACTAGTAAGGATATTTTAAGATCTAGTTTATTGCAGTTAAATGGACATGATAGATTTTCTATTAGAGATGGAACTTATTTTAGATTAGTGCAACCATATCAATATCATACTGGTGGTAATCTTCAAGATCCTACAAAAGAACTAGGTGGATATTATGTTTATTCATTTGGATTAAAACCAGAAGAACATCAACCATCAGGAACTTGTAATTTTTCTAGAATTGATAATGCAGTATTATTGACAGATAGTCATTCAAAGGGTGTGATGAGAGTATATGCAACAAATTATAATGTATTAAGAATAATGAGTGGAATGGGTGGATTAGCATATTCTAATTAAGAAAATAAATTTATATATTTTAAAAAAAATGTTTTTTTATAGTATATATAAATAATGGGTGGTGGATTAATGCAATTAGTCGCTTATGGAGCACAAGATATATATTTAACAGGTAATCCCCAGATAACTTTTTTTAAAATAGTATATAGAAGGCATACTAATTTTGCTATAGAAAGTAAAGAACAAACATTTAGTGGTAAATCAACATTGGGAACAAAATTTACATGTAATATATCTCGTAATGGTGATCTTCTATCAAGAATATATTTAGCAATGAATATTACTTCATCTGATGTTAATAAATCAGTATTAGGAAAAAGAATTGGTCATAAATTAATTGATTTTGTAGATGTAGAAATTGGAGGACAAACTATTGATAAACAATATGGAGAATGGTTAGAATTATGGGCACAATTATCTCATGGTGATGGTTCATTTACTAAATTAGATAAAATGGTATCTGGATTACAAATTGTTGCAGCTGCAAATGATAAAAAACAAAAATTAAAATGCTATGTTCCACTACAATTTTGGTTTTGTAGAAATCCAGGATTGGCATTACCATTAATTGCTTTACAGTATCATGAAGTTAAAATAAATGTTTCATTAAAATCCTTAGAAGAATTAAATAATTCAGGAATACAAAATTTTGGAACTTTAGATGAAGTTGAAGTATGGTGTGATTATATATTTTTAGATACGGATGAAAGAAGAAGATTTGCCCAAGTTTCTCATGAATATTTAATAGAACAAATTCAATTTTCTAATTCATTAATGTCTGCTTCTGGAAAAAATCAAAGAGAATTAAGGTTTAACCATCCTGTTAAAGAATTAATATGGGTTTGTCAACCAAAAGATAATACTGGATTTAATTATTTCTCAACAAATGGTAGTAATGGTGTAGATAATATTAAAACAGCACTTATACAATTAAATGGACATGATAGATTTACAGAAAGAGAAGGACATTATTTTAGATGTGTTCAAACATATCAGCATCATTCAGGAGGACATAGACAAAATCCTGGTCAGGAAGAAGGTGGATTTTATGTATATTCATTCGCTTTAAAACCTGAAGAGCATCAGCCTTCAGGAACCTGTAATTTTTCTAGAATAGATAATGCTGTATTAAATTATACTGCTGTTTCAGAAGGTAAATTCAGAGCATATGCAATTAATTATAATGTATTAAGAATAATGAGTGGAATGGGTGGGTTGGCATATTCTAATTAATTTTTTTTATCATTTTTTATAAAAAAAATTTAAAGAGTTTAACTATAAAATAAAAATATATTATATTATAATAAATGGGTGGAAGCTTAATGCAATTAGCTGCTTATGGCGCTCAAGATGTTTATTTAACTGGTAATCCACAAATGACTTACTTTAAAGTTGTATATAGAAGACATACTAATTTTTCAATGGAAACTATAGAACAAACATATAATGGTAGTGCAAAAATGGGTAAAAGATATACTGTAACTTTAGCTAGAAATGGAGATTTAGTATCAGGTATTTGGTTAGAAATGGATTTAATTGCCAGAAATTCTGGAACAGAAATTGATGAAGCTGCTGGTGGTAGTAATTTTGGTTCTGGAAGTAATATTACTGGATTAAGAATTGGACATAAAATTATAGATTATGCGGAAGTTGAGATTGGTGGTCAACTAATGGATAAACAATATGGAGACTGGATGGATTTATGGACTCAATTAACATATGGGGGACAAAAATGGGAAAAATTAGAACGAATGTTATCCGGTATTACCACCGTAGACGGAGTGGTTCATAATGATATAAATCAGAGAGTTAAAGAAAAAAAAAAAGTGTATGTTCCTTTGCAATTTTGGTTTTGTAGAAATATAGGTTTAGCTTTACCATTAATAGCTTTACAATATCATGAAGTTAAAATTCATATTCAATTATTAGATGTAGATTCTTTTATTGGAACTGAAGATGGAGCACCAGATACAAATGTTCAAAATGTTGAATTAGATGATATTAAAATTTGGGCCGATTATATATATTTAGATACAGATGAAAGACGTAGATTTGCACAGGTATCTCATGAATATTTAATAGAACAAGTTCAAACTGGAGGAACACAATCATTATTAAAGGGATCTAATGAACAAGAATTAAGATTTAATCATCCTGTTAAAGAATTAATGTGGACAATGAAATCCCAGGATAGTAAGGGATATAATTATTTCAGAGCATCTGATATTGATAAAGATCCTGAATATAATAATGATATGTTAGAAGATATAGTTTTAATTCTAAATGGAAGTGATAGATTCTCAAGGAGAACAGGAAATTATTTTAGAACAGTAAGTTTATACCAACATCATACTGGTGGTGATAAACAATTTCCAGGAAATGGTAGTCATAAAAATGGAACAATTTACTGGAATAATGTTAATAAAGATAAAATGCCTACTGATATAAAACAATCAGAAATGGGAGGTATCTATTGTTATTCATTTGCTATAAAACCTGAAAATCATCAACCATCGGGAACATGTAATTTTTCTAGAATAGATAATGCTGCTATAATGTTTAACTCTTCTAAAAAAGGAACATTCAGTGTCTATGCCATGAATTATAATGTATTACGAGTAATGAGTGGAATGGGTGGTTTAGCATATTCAAATTAAAAAATTTAATATTATATTTTATATTAAAGTTTTATTCATAAATTAATTTAACATAATATAATAGTAATGGGAGGAAGCTTAATGCAATTAGCAGCTACTGGAGCACAAGATATTTATCTAACAGGAAATCCTCAAATGACATACTTTAAAGTTGTATATAGAAGATATACTAATTTTACTATAGAGAGTATTAAACAAAATATAGAGGGAAATATTGTAATGGGTAAAAATTATACTATTACTATTTCTAGAAATGGAGATTTATTAAGTAATATTTGGTTAGAATTAGATTTAATTGCTAAAAATTCTGGAACAGATTTAAATAGTAATTTTGGTTCTGGTAGCAATATAACTGGTCTTAGAGTTGGACATAAAATAATTAAATCAGTTGAATTAGAAATAGGCGGTCAGATTATTGATACACATTATGGTGATTGGATGGATATTTGGTCACAATTAACAATGAAACAGCAAAAATGGCAAAAATTAAACAGACTATTAAATGGTATTGATGTAATTGAAGGTGAAGTAAATCAAAATGAAAATCTAAGAGTTAAACATGAAAAAAAAGTATATATTCCTTTACAATTTTGGTTTTGTAGAAATCCAGGTTTATCATTACCATTAATTGCTTTACAATATCACGAAGTTAAGTTAAGATTACAATTACATGATTATGAAGATTTTATTCCATCTTTTAATTCTGTAGTTACTACTGGTTCTGGAGCAACATTTGATGTTTCTCTTAAAGTTTTGGGTTTTGTTTTGAATAATATTCATAGTCTGGACTATATTGGTGGAATTGGATTTACTCAATTTGATGAAAATAATTTAGCAACTGGTATTGAAACTTCTCTAGTTTTAGAAAATGGTAACCCAATTCCTATTCCTACAGTTGATCCAGAATTTAAAATTGAAAAGGGAAATCCAACACAAACATCTACTCCTGGAACTGGTTGTGTTCTAGAAACATCATTAAAAGTTGTTGGATTTATAAATAATGATACACATATAACAGAATTTTTATCTGGAGATGGAACCCCTACAAATACAATTGGAACTGGATTCACTAGTTTTGATCAAAATAATATTGCAACTGGAATAATTTTTAAATTAATTGATTCCAATAATGCTATCGTCAATCCAGCAGAACCTCCTACATTTAAAATTGAAAAAGGACCAGAATTACCTCATTCACTTATTGGTATTAATGCTGACGTAAAAGTTTCATTTAAAGTAGTTGGATTTATAGTTAATAATCAACATATCGAAGAATTTAATAGTGATGTTCCTAATACAAATTGGATTTTTATTGGAAATACATTAGCACAGGGATCTGCTACAAATATTACATTTGTGGATAGTCAAAATAACAATGTAACTTTAACAGAGATCCCTACATTTAATATAGTTAAAAATACAGGATCTTTTGCAAATGGATTTACAATAAAAGTAACATTATTAAATAGCGGTAAAGAAATTCCCGCAGGAACTATAGTAAAAATAAGTCCTGGATCTGATCCAACTCATGTAGTGCAAATACCTTTATCATTAGGAATAAATTTAGAGGTTGAAAATAGTGGTAAAAATTATGGTGATGAAAATTCAGAAATTGATGTAATTTTTAATGGTTTAACTAAATTAGATGGTGGAATTTCTCCTTCATTTAAATTAAACATTTTAGGAAATCCGACATTTGGAATTAATACAGTTTTACCAAATAATAATGTTTCAGGAACATTAATAACTGGTCTAGATAATATTTCAATAACTGGATCTAGAATCGTTCAAAATGGAACTTTTTCACTTAAAACCACTATTGTCTCAGGTGGTAAAGAAATTCCAAATAATACATTTTTAAAAATAACTAAAAATCAAAATGATGTTGATGCAAATAATCCTAATGTAATATCACTTTCATTAGGAATACATTTAGAGGTTAAAGAATCAGGACAAAATTATGGACATTTAAATGATTTAGTAAATGTTGATTTTGAAGGAATTTCTAAATTAGAAAATGGTGAAGATCCAATATTTAAAGTGAAAGTATCTGATGATCCTTATGGAATAGATACTATTATACCTACTCCTGAAAATACCGGAAAAATGATTACTGGTGTAACTGGAGCATCTATAAATAGTCAAAGGACTGTTGGTGGATCATTTTCTTTAAAAGTTTCTGTTCTTAAATCTGGTAAAGGAATACCAGGTAATACTTATTTAAAAATAACTAAAAAGAATACTGAATTAGTAGCAATAAATCCATCTTTGTTATTTTTATCATGTGGTATTAATTTTGAAGTGCTAGAATCTGGTAAAAATTATGGTGCAGAAAATGATTTAATTGATGTAACATTTGGAGGAATTGGTAAAATAGGAACTGGTGATGATCCATCTTTTAAAGTCAAAGTAGGTCCAGAACCTGATAATGGTATTAGTAAAATAATACCAACTCCTGAGAGTGAAGGAACATTATTAACTAAAGTATTAGGGGCTGTTGTATCTGGTGAAAAAAATGTTACAACAGAATTACCTCCACATACAAATGTTCAAAATGTAGATTTAAAAAATTTAAAAGTATATTGTGATTTTATTTTTTTAGACACTGATGAAAGAAGAAGATTTGCACAAGTTTCTCACGAATATTTAATCGAACAATTACAAGTTACTAATAAAATAAATATTCAAACTGGAATTAACGAAATACCTATACGATTCATTCATCCAGTAAAAGAATTAATTTGGACTATCAAAGCTACAGGAAATTCAGGATACAATTATTTTAGAGCCACAAATATTGATGCGGATGCATTATATGATAAAGATATGATAGAAGAAGTAGTATTGCAATTAAACGGAACTAATCGTTTTTCTAGAAGAGAAGGACATTATTTTAGAGTTATTACCCCTTATAAATATCATAAAGGTGGTTCATTGCAAGTTGCTGGAAATGGAACTCATCAAAATGGTAAATTATCATGGAATAATTTAAATAAAAATCAAATGCAGGATATATCTGATTCTGAAACAGGTGGATTTTATGTCTATTCATTTGCTAGTAAGCCAGAAAATCATCAGCCATCAGGAACATGTAATTTTTCTAAACTTAATAGTGCTGTATTAAATTTTAACTCTATTAAACCAGGTATAATTAAAGTATATGGAATTAATTATAATGTATTGCGAATAATGAGTGGAATGGGTGGATTAGCATTTTCAAATTAAAAATTTAAAAAATTTGAATTTAAAAATAAATAACTAATAATAATAATAAATAATGAATAAAAAAAAAATAATTACTAAAAATGCTTCTTTTGAAATTCTAGAAAAAGGCGATGAAATTCTAGATAATAATGATTTTTTTAAAGATTTGTCAGATGTAATGGAAGAACCTAAATTTAACAATTTTTTTAAAAAATATTTCAAAAATATGTCAGAAGCCAAAATTAGCTTAGTTTATATGAAATTATATGATGTTTTTAAAGAAAAATGGAAACAAATGACCGATAAAGAGCTAGATAAACGAATTAATGTATTTTTATTATGGAAGATGATGCGTAGTAAAGATTTAAATAGATTTGCATTACATACTGTATTAGAACATTTTGAATCTCCAAATAAAATAAAAATTTTTGAAGAATTAAAACAGTTTATAGATTTTACAGAAGATCAAAAATTAGTATTAAAAGATTAATTTTTATCAAAATTATAATTTTAAGTTGAATACCTATAAAATTATATTTTTTTATTTTATTCCATGTTTTTATTTTTTTATTTTTATTTTATTAACATTAATATGATAATAAAAATTAAATAAATATTTAAACAAAAAATAGAATATTATTTAATGATAATAACTCTGATTTAGTATTGATTTTTTTTAATAAATGAACCCAACCATTTTTATTAATATTTACTGTAGCCGTTCCACCGGGTTTTCCTTCACCTACAGAATCAGTTACACATAAGAATGATAAATGATTTTTAGGTCTATATCCTTTGGGTAATCTGGTAATCGGAAGCCATTCACTATCTAATGTAAATACTTCATTTGCATTACTGTTATTACATGCAGTTTCACCATATTTTCCATAATTCATACCTGTTCTACATACTTTTTTATTGAGAGCAAAGTAAGTATGTCCTTTTTTAAACGCTGATTTGGCACATGTCATTTTATTCATTCTAGATCCTGATTTAAATGGTAAATCTTTATCTGATTCATCGTCTCTGTAACAACCTATTTGATTAATTTTATTTGCATTAAATTTATTATAAAATAAAGCGATTAATCCACTAACCTTAACTATACCATTATCTAAAACAACTCTAGCTTCTTCAAATTTATCAGAATTAAAATTTTTAAAACCAGAATATAATAATAATTTCACACCCTTCATTGTAGAAAAATTAATACCTTCTAGAGAAACACTAGAACCTGAACGATTTGCTAAACACCATCCTTTTGAAGTTATATCTATTCTTCCTGGGTTACCATCTTGATCATTACTTAAATATATTCCTCTAACAGGTGGTCTTTTTCCCATTGGTAACTGACAAAACCATTTACCATTAACATTAGATATTCCTCCGGTTAAAAAAACCAATGATCCTAATGAGAAGAAAGAAGGATAACCTGTATTTGTTTCATTAGTAACACCATTTCTCAATTTAACCGCATTACCACCTATTAATGGATATCTTACATTTGATAAAATAACAGAATCACCTAATTGATAATTATGTTTTATTCCACGACCAAATTTAGATTTACCATCAAATAAATTTATGTTTCCGTTTGGATATAACATTAATCTAAGCACATTTCCACCAATTGTTCCAACGGTTGTTACTATTAATCTATCAGGAAATGTTCCATCAGGTAATATACCACATGTTTGATTTATACCAGCTTTATTAGTGCATTTAATAAATCCATCTAAAAACGCAACTCCTAATTTAACTTCGACTTTAAATTTACTATAATTTAACTTTTTATCTTCTTTCCATCCATTTTGAAGCACTATCTTTGATTTATCAATTCCTGGTAAGTCTTTTGTTGATTTATCAACTTTATCAGTAGGTTTAGTGCTAGTAGATAAATTTTCAATTAATTCTTTATTTAATTGAAATGGAAACCATTCCATAATTGATAAATTATATCCACCAGAACCACTATATGGACTACTAACAAAAACTTTTTTACCTTTAGGCCAAATTGGAAAACCAGCTAATTCTGAATTTATAACTTCATTTCCTGCAACATATGCTGCTACTTTTTTACCAAAAACAGATACAGCAACATGAACCCATTGTCCGGGTATAATAGATCCACCTGGAATATTTATTTTTTCACCACCGGGTATTCCTGCGGAAGTTTTTAAACTAAATAATAAGCCTGTAGAATCTGTTTTTATATTTAAAGATGGATACATATCAGATTTAGAATTACCATGATGAAATATATTTCTCTCAGATCCATTTTTTTTATCTATTTTTAACCAAAATACAATTGTATATTCAATATTAAAAATTTTTTCATACAAATCATAATTACCATTTTTAGAAATACTAGGGGTTAAATTTTCTTTTGGTCCATTATAAATTAATGAAGTTCCTAATTTTTTACCTTTTAGATTACCTACTGCCACATAACTACAAGTTATATCTTTTAAACATTCAGATAAAGCTTCATCTTTTGTTAGATTTAATTCTTTATTATTTTTTTCTGTTTTCTTAATAAATAAATTATTACCTGTTTTTTTTATTAATCCTGAAAAACTTTTATTTACATTTAAATCAGTCGATGTTAATGATTTATATTGGCTGGAAATCTTTACGTCTTTGCCTTTTACTAGTTTAGTTGTTAATTTTCCTATAGTATCCATTGCTGGATTTTCATCACAAAAAGTTTTTACATCATATTCTTTTTTTAATCCTAATGGAATACTATCTAAATCTTGATCACAAGAATAACCTTTTGAATATTTTAAAAATTTCTTAAATGAAGGCAATTCAACAGCTTTAAAATTTTCTGTATTTTCTTTTTTAGATTTATTATTATTAGTAAGTATAAAATAAAAACATATTATTAAAAGAAATAAAATAAATATAACATTATTATTCATTTATATATTATATATATTTTTTTATTTAAAAATA